TTAACCGGCGTCTTCCCGTAGCGTCTGGACGCGCTTTGGACCCCGTTTGGACACACTCTTCCGGTGAGCCGCGTCCAGAGCGTTCCCCACCTTGTCCAGATCGGTGTCGAACAGGTCGGCATAGGTGCGCAGCGTCACCTGCGGGTTTTCGTGTCCCAGCATGCGGCTGACCGCCAGCACATTGGCCCCGGCACTGATCGCCAGGCTGGCCGCAGTGTGCCTGCAATCGTGCGGTGTAATCGCCTGGATCTTCGCCCGCTTCACCGCGCCAGCGAACCATCCGCCGCTCGACTTGGGCCGGGGAAGGTACTTCGCGCCGTCACCGAAAATCAGGTCGTCGGGCCCGCGGCCGTGAACCTGCTTCTTGACTTCCGCCATCACGAACTTCGGGACCGGCACCTCGCGCGGCTCATCATCCTTCGGATCGCCTAGCGCGTGATCAACCCCGAGCTGGACCGCATTGTCGATCACAAGAAGCCGCCGGCGAACCTCGTCGATGTGTCGAACGCGGAGCGCCACCGCTTCGCCCCATCGAATGCCGGTGTAGGCAAGCACCAGCACAAGGGCGCGATGCTCGCCCGCTTCGTCCGCCAAACGAGCTACCGCATCGTGATCGAGGTAGACGTGTTTCCGCTTCGGCTTGGTCGGCTTCTCCCGCCGCTTCGGATCCAACCCCCGGGCAGGATTCTTCGAGATCCGCCCGTCTGCGATCGCATCGTCCAAGATCCCCGCCAGAACCCCGAGCGCCCGCAGCACCGTCGTCGCCGAGCACCCGGCACCAGTCATTGCTGCAGTCCAGCTTTTCACCGCCGTGGCTGACACCTTGTTGACCGGAACGCCGCCCCACACCGGTTGAACGTGGACACGCCAAGCGCTTTCCAACATCCGGCTGTGACTCGGCTCCGTCGTTGCTTTCTTCCGCTCAAGCCACCCGGCGGACAGATCACCCACCCTGGCCCTACCCTTCGACGGTTGAACGAAATCACCGACGTCGATGGATACCTTGTTCCGGGCTTCCCAGCTCTCTGCCGACGCCTTGGTCGCGAAACCCCTTTTGCGACTTGTGATTCCGTTGGGCTGCCGATACCGGACCTCCCACCGCTCACCCGACGCTGTCTTGTACCGCCTAACCGTCGCCATCGCGTCCTCGTCCGCCGGGGCGCCGCTGCATCTCTTCAAAGGTCGTGTTGTAGACCTGCCTCACCCGCCAGATTGGCCAAGCATCGTGTATGAACACCACCCACTGATCTCCTTCCGACACTTCACTTTCGCGATCTGCCAGTGGCCTTGCGGCTGTGAGCCAATCCCAAACCTCATCCGCAGTGCGGGGTGCCGACGCCGTGACCTCCACCTCTAAATTCTCGTCCGTCACCGCTGGCATCAGAAGCGTCGCTGGTGAAACATTAAGTGCCGCAGCGAGAGCCAGCAGATCATCGACGTCGACCCGCCGCTCCCCCTCCTCGATCCGTCGGACAGCTAAGGGCGGTATTTCACGACCGTGCCCGCTCAGTAGCTTCGACAACGCGCTGTAGTTCAGACCGCGACTTCCCCGGATGCGGGTCACGTTCTTCGCCACCGCACTGCCGGTAGCCCCAAGTTCTATTTTCCTGCCCGCCACGAGTCCGTTCTACCTGCAAAAGATGGAGATGCACAAGCATCTCTTGCAATCCGAGAGACGGGATGATATCTGTTGAAGGTATACCTCCAATAAATAGAGGTAAAGCTAAGAAGAATGGAGATCGAGATGGACGACGTATCTGCCTGTCGGGCCGATGCGGCCGCCAGTGTCGCCCAAACCGGGGTTACGCCGCGCGTCCTGCTGCCAGAAGTATCGACGGGGAAGCAGCTCGCTGCATTCCTCCAGACCACCGAAGCAGCTCTGGCTCAGGACCGGTACCTCAACCGAGGTGTTCCGTACGTGAAAGTTGGTGCCCGCGTTAGGTATTTGAGGTCCGATGTCCTGAACTACCTGTCCGCCAATAGGTCTGGTGGCGCAGCGTAATGCAACACCACCAAACAACAGCGGCCCTCGTGAACCCGGGTGTTCCAGCACCTGGCGAGGACCGCTGCGAAAACCGGTCCGACAACGAACAGGAGATCCACACCATCATGACACAACCAATCGGCATAGAGCAGAAGCCGTTCGTGGACGACCGCTACGAGCGTTTCCGCCAAGCAGTCGAGATACTGGCAGAAGACGAGAACGTGGCCGGGGCCGAGCTGCCGTTCAACGGCGAGGGACTCCGCGCCTTGGCGGCCGACCTGATCGACGCGCGTGCACTCGACGGACTCACCGAGTCCGACGCCAACTGGCTAGGCATGCTCATCGCCTTCGACTTCTGTCGGGGGCTCCCGAGATTCGGTTGGCGCATCAACGACATGTTTAGTCAGAAGCCAACTTTCACTCCCAGCGGCGGCTACGACAACGAGATGGCCGTGGTGTACGCCTACGTCAAGGCCTTCCGAGCCATCCTCGAACCATTCGCCGTGGACATCGATGAGGCCAACGAGACGTTCGGGGGGTCTCGGTGACTAGACCCATCAGCGAGTGCAGCACCTGCCAAGACAATGGGCTCCTGATCTGCACATGCCACTTCTACCGGGACTGGCCGGCCGATGGCCCGGCGATCAGGCCATGGATGGGCCGCAACGCCACCTTGTTCGCCTTCGGGCACCGCAGCGGACGCACCGACTGCGCACGCCGACTGTGGAAGCACCTCGACCCCGAAGGCCGCCAACTTGCCCCCGCAATCGCCAATGAGGGGAGCAGATGACTCGCGATCAAGTTGCACGTGGGAAGGAGGTCGCCCAGAAGTGGGCGGCCTCCGCCCACGCCCGACTCCTCGACGACATCGAGGCTTGGTTCAAACGCTTCATCGCCGTACCAGACGACCGGGATCTGCGCCTCCTGACCTTGTGGACGGTCTCCACCTACCTGGCCGTCGAACTCTATACATCACCACGGTTGCTGATCGACTCCACCATGCCCGGCTCCGGCAAGACCACCGTGTTGGACCACCTGTCGCGGTTGGCGTGGAAGCCTGTCCAGGCGGCCTCCCTGTCCTCCCCCGCCCTGCTGGTGCGCATGCTCGAACACGGTGTGCGCACGGTGCTGATCGACGAGGTGGACCGCTCCCTCAGCCCCAACAAGCCCGGTGTCGAAGACTTGATCGGCATCCTCAATTCCGGGTACCGCCGGGGTGCCACCCGCCCGGTCCTGGTGCCCGTGAAGGGTGGGGGTTGGGAGGTCCGGGAGATGCCGACCTTCGCCCCGGTCGCGATGGCCGGCAACTCCCCCCGACTGCCCGAGGACACCATGTCCCGGGCGATCCGCATTCTGCTGATGCCTGATCTCGACGGCGCCATCGAGGACTCCGACTGGGAGGTCATCGAGCCTGAAGTCGAAGCCCTACGCACCAGGATCGAGGAGTTCGCCGACGCCGTGCGCGACACCGTCGCCGGGCTGGACGTCGATTTGCCCAAGGCATGCATCGGCCGCGCCAAAGAGAAGTGGCGGCCACTCAAAAGGGTTGCTGTGATCGCCGCCGGCGACTGGCCCTGGCTGGCCGATGAACTGATCGCCCGCAGCCTCAACGAGGACTCCGACGAACGCGAAGCTGGCCTCCGCACCCTGCCCCCCGGCATGGTCTTGCTGACCGACCTGCACAGCATCTGGCCCGAAGGTCAGGACTTCGTGCCCACCAAGGAATTGGTGTCGAAACTGATCCTGTCCAACCCCGAGTATTGGGGCGTCGGAAGCGCCTACGGCAAACCCCTTACCGACCACAGGCTTGGCCGGATGGTCGCCCAGGCATCCAAGATTACCTCCGTCAGACCCGGCGGACGCGGCCCGCGTGGCTACCACAAAACAGAATTCCTCCGGGTTTGGCACCGGCTCGGCATAGGCCGGAATGAAACCGGTGCATCCGGTTATACCGGTGCAACCGGTGCAGACGATAACCAGTTGCACCGGTTTAACCACTTGCACCGGATTGAATCCGACCCCCTGCCATCCGGTGCACAAACCGGTGCAAACCCGGATAACGACTGTTCAGAGCCGCGACACCCGCAATCCGAACCGGTGCAATCCGAACAAACCGGTGCAGCACCATCACCGGCCTCCATGCCCCCACGGTTGCGCACCATCACCAACCCGGCGCAGCCGCACCAACCGGAGCGGCGACGGGAACGCACCCGCGGCAAACACCGGCCATCGCTATGCCCCGACTGCCAGCGCGCACCCGCACGCACCGAGACCGGCTGCTGCGACTTCTGCCTAGCAAAGCACCAAGCCAAGACAGCGACACCTCTATGAGCAAGCGACGCATCATCTTCCCGCCCCAATTCTGGGACCGACCCGATGAACCTGAACTGAATCCATGCGTGGCAGATCTGCCACCTATGGATTCAAGGACCACCACCGTCAAACCCGAACAGGAGCCCACCACCATGCCCGACGAACACGCCTTCATCGCCTCCCCGACCCGCGAGCTCAACCTTCCCGTCGACACCTTCCCCATCACCGCCACCGGCGAGCCCGCCTTCTTCCTCACCCCCAACGGACACGGCAAGCTCATCCCGCAACTCGCCCTGCATACCGAAGAACTCGGCTGGTACCGCATCACGTTTGCTGCCGACACCTTCAAGGCCTTGCTCGCCCAAGCTGCCGGCCTGGCCAACATGACCCCCGAGCAAGCCCAATCCATCGCTGACCAACTACACAGTGACGACGCATCATGACCCTGCGTCCCTGCGTCGTCTGCGGCGAGCCAAGCAACAAGGCACGGTGCCCCGAGCACCGACCGAAGGACCGCAAGCCACCCCGTCAGCAACGTGGATACGACGCCCAATGGCAACAGCTGTCTCGACGTGCCAGACGCTTGCAACCCTTCTGCGCCGACTGCGGAGCCACCGAAGACTTGCAGGCCGACCACTCACCGGAAGCGTGGGCACGTAAAGCCGCCGGCCTCCCCATCCGACTCCAGGACGTCGATGTTTGCTGTGGTCCCTGCAACCGCGACCGCGGAAAGGCCAGGGGAGACGCCCCCAGCCATCCCCGCCAGCACCCTCCGGTCAAGGCAGAGTTCGGGTTACACACCACGGTGGTGGTCAGGTGAAGGCTGGCCCGAAGGGCACGGTGTTTGCTGAGCCCCTGTCATTTGCCCGGTGGTCGGGTTCCCGGGCGCAACGCCGGGAACGGTTCATCGGTGAGTACCTGCTGACTCCGAAGGGTGTAGGCGCGAAGGAGCCCTTTACCTTGCGGCCGTTTCAGCGGGAGATCGTCCGGGGTTCGTTCGCGCCCGGTATCCGAACCGCTCTGGTTTCGATCCCGAGGGGTAACGGCAAGTCCGCGTTAGCGGCCGCGCTGGGCCTGGCTGAGTTGTTCGTTGGCCCGGATTCCGCCGAGGTACTTGTCGTGGCGTCGGATCAACGGCAGGCCATGATCGTGATGCGGATGGCCCGGCGGATGGTCGAGCTGAATCCGGTGCTCGAAGAGCGGGTCCAGGTATACGCCGACCGGCTCTACCTTCCGGAGAACGACGCAACGTTGTTGCCGCTGCCCGCTGAGCCTGGTGCGCTGCACGGACATGACCCGTCGTTGCTGATCGTCGACGAGTTGCACGTGGTGACCGAGGAGGTGTGGGAGGCCGTCACGTCGGTGACTGGCAAGCGCCCGGAGTCGTTGACGTTGGCGATCTCTACGCCGGCCGCGAGTCCGGATTCGGTGATGTGGCGGTTGGTGGAGCACGGCCGTCGTGGAGATGATCCTGCGTTCTACCTCAAGGAGTTCTGCGCCCCGGAGGGGTGCGCTACGACCGACCGCAAGGCGCAGTTGATCGCGAACCCGGCGATGGCCTGCCGTCGGCCGTTCCTATCGGTGGACGGACTGGAGGCCGCTCGGCGGACGCTGCGCGAACCAGTATTCCGGCAACTGCGGCTCGGCCAATGGGTGACCGGTGTGGAGTCCTGGCTGCCGTGGGGGTTGTGGGAAACCTGCGAAGTCTGCCGTTCTGTGCGCCGCGGTGAGCGCGTGGTCTTGGCGTTCGACGGGTCCGCTTCCGGTGACTCGACCGCGCTGGTGGGCTGCACACTCGACGGACACCTATGGGTTGAAGGGCTCTGGGAGAACCCCGGCGATCCGCGCTGGCGCGTCCCGCGCGACACCGTCGGCCACGCGATCGATTCTGCCTTCGCCAAGTACGACGTCGCCGAGCTGGCGTGCGACCCGTGGGGGTGGCGCTCGGAGATCGAGTCGTGGGCGCAGCGCCACGGCGAGAAGCGAGTTGTCGAGTGGAATACCGCGCACGCCCAACGGATGGCCCCTGCCACCGACCGCCTCTATCAAGCTGTGGTTGACCGCACCGTTTCCCACGACGGTGACAAACGCCTGGCTGCGCACGTCGCGCACTGCGTGGCCAAGACAACTCCGATGGGGGATCTCGTCTCGAAAGACAAGCGGGGCTCTCCCCGCAAGATCGATGCCGCCGTAGCCGCGATCGTGGCCTACGACCGTGCCGCCTGGCACTTGACCCGGAACCGTAAGAAGACAAGGAGTTTCGCATGACCGACAACCCGCTACTGACCACCCTGATGCAGCGTCTCGACGAGCCTGCTGCCCGCTACCACGAATTGCAGCAGTACTACCGGGGGGAGCAGCCCCTGGCATTCCTGTCCCCGGAGGCGAAGGTTGCTCTTGGGCAACGCTTTGGGCGTATGGCGTCGAACATTCCGCGGCTCGCGGTGACCGCGTTGGCCGAACGGTTACGGATCACCGGATTCACCGGGGACGCCGCCGACTTATGGCCAGAGTGGATCCGCAACGACCTCGACCAGCTCTCCGGAGTGGCCCACCGCGAAGCCCTGCTGCTCGGCGACTCCTACGTGATCGTCTGGGCCGACAAACTCGGCCGCCCGAAAGTCACCATCGAATCCGCGAAACAAGTTGTAGCCCAGCACGACCCGGGAACCCGGCAGATCGTCGCTGCGGCCAAGCGGTGGGAGACAAAGACCACCACCGAAGTGATGCTGTACGAGCCGGACCAGATCAGCCACTACCGGGCCAACGCGACCGGAGCCACCACCGTGGGCTACAACCTAGTGGGGACGCTGGCCAATCCACTCGGTCAAGTGCCGGTCGTCTGCCTGCGCAACGCCGACTTGATCCTCGGAGATCGCGGCTGCTCGGAGATCGACGACTTGAAGCCGTTGGTGGACGCCCTGAACAAGCTGCTGGTCGACCTGATGACCACCTCAGAGTTCACCGGCCGGCCACGCCGCTGGGCCACCGGCATCGAACTGACCGAGGAACCCGTCCTCGACGACGACGGCAACCCGGTCCTCGACGACGACGGGGAGCCGGTGATGACTGAGGTGAATCCCATTCCCGAGGGAAGCCGGGCGATGATCAGCGAGAACGACCAGGCCAACTTCGGGCAGCTCGACGCCGCCACGCTCACCGGCTACGAGAACGCGGTCAACATCCTGCTCGGTCAAATCATGGCTGTCAGCACGCTGCCCGCCCACTACGTCGGAGTCTTCACCGACAACCCTGCCTCCGCCGATGCATTGCGGGCCGCGGAAGCCAGCCTGACCGCCCGCGCGGAAGCCCGCCAAGCCACCTTCGGGCGCGCCTGGGAACAGGTCGCGAAACTGATGCTGGCGGTCCGAGATGGTCGTGACCCGCTACAGATCGAGGCCCGCGTCCAATGGGCCGACGCCGCAACACGATCCGTCGCCCAAGAAGCCGACGCCGTGGTCAAGCTCTTCCAGGCCAACCTACTGCCCGCCTCCTACGCGCTGGCCAAGCTCGGCTACTCCGACGACGACATCGCCCAAATCCGCGTCGCCCGCCGCGCCGAAGCACTCGACAGCGCCGGAATCAATCTGCTCACACCGCCACCCGCCACGGCAGTGATAGCGCAGCCAAGGCCAGCGGCATGACCAGCGTAGAGAAATTCCAGGCCAGCACCGACACGCTGGCCGCCGCGACCCAGGCGCAAGCACTGGCGGTCTACACCGCATACCAGACCGGCCGCCTCACCCGCGACCAAGCGGTGTCGCTGGTCGCCGCGGTAGTCAACCAATTCAACGCGGCCGCAGTCTCGCTGGCCGATGCCGCACTGTCTGCACAAATCGAGCAGGCCACGGGAATCCCCACCCCGCCAACAGGTATCGCCCCGACCGACTCCACCGCCCGCTTAGAGAAGGCAGTGAACACCATACTCACCCAAGACCAGCCGATACCGGCGGAGAAAATCGACCTGACACGCCAATTAGAAGATCGCGCCAGCCAACCTCATACGAAAGAGCAGCCAGTCGAAAGCCATCGGGTCGAACAATCCTCAGAGCCGTTGCCAGAGCAAAAAGCTGATGAGCTGCAGGAACCCCCGCAGCCTGACACCCAAATGCGAATCGAGCGACTCGCCCGCTCCGAACCCCTCGAAACCGCCCAAAGCGCCACCATCGAAGCCATGCAACACCAACCCCTCATCGAGGGCTGGACCAGGCAGATGGATGCCGACCCCTGCCAACTCTGCCGCTGGTGGTGGCGCGAGGGCCGAATCTGGCCCAAGGAACACCCGTTCCAAAGCCACAAGGGCTGCAACTGCCAACCGAAAGTTGTTCTCGCAGAAAAGATCGAATCAACCATGTACACAAGGAGTTTGCAACGTGACCGAGCAGCAGCAAGAAACGACGCCTGACGTCCAAACCGAGGACTGGGAACCTACCCAGGCCGACTACGACGCCGCCGCGGCAGAGATCGAATCCGAAACTGGTCACGGCGGTGCACAATCCGACGAGCAGGAACCGGACCACTTCCCGCGGTCCTATGTCGAGGAACTACGTCAGGAGAACGGCAAGTACCGGCAGAGGGCCCAGGCCGGCGAAGCCTACGCACAACGGCTGCACACCGAGCTGGTCCGCGCCACCGGCCGCCTGGCTGACCCGACCGACCTTCCGTACGACGTCGAACACCTTGAAGACGCCGCGAAGCTGTCCAACGCGTTGGATGATCTGCTAACCCGGAAACCCCATTTGGCGAACCGTAGACCGTTCGGCGACATCGGGCAGGGCGCTGTGTCGGGGGGAGGGGCTAACGTCGACCTCGCCGCACTCCTGCGGCAACAAGCCCAGTAAATGAGGGGGAAAGAAATGGCGTCAGCAGACGTACAGGACGAGATTGCAACGGCCTTGTTCAGGGCCATCGGAGAGCGGCTGACAGTTCTCGACGATGTGAAGGGCTCAAAGGCGGACTACCTACTCAAACTGGCCCGTGCCCACGCACTGGTTGCCGGCACTCTCCATTCTCTCGGTGATGCTTAAACGCGGTTCGAGGCTATAAACTGGTGGGGTCGGTCCTGGTGGCCGGCCCCATCATTGTCCTGGTGACACGGGTTCCCTGAATCCAATTCTTCTGTCACGTAAGGACTCTCATGGTTGAATCTGCCGCGGCCAACCCTCAGTTGCTGGCCGATCAAGTTTCCTCGCTGCTGGTGCAGCCCCTCGAAGCCGCGTCTGTTGTGTTGTCTTCCGGGGTTCGAATCTTCGACACCGCCGGGGTGCTGCGCATCCCGAAGCTCACCAAGTCGTCCACCGTCGGTTTCGTCGGCGAGAACGAGTTGATCCCTTCTGACCACCAAAACAATTGGTCAGAGGTGGTATTGATGCCGACCGAGCGCAAGAGCATCAAGGTCATCGAACGCTACAGCCGGGAGCTGGCCCGGCAAGCCGTCATCGGCATCGACGCCACCCTCAAGAACCGCCTCGTCAAGGTCGTCTCCGACAAGCTCGACACCGCCCTTCTCGCGGGCAAGGGCCAGGCCACCAACGAGATCCAGGTCATCACCGTCACCGTGGGCAGCGGCAACTTCACCGTCGGCTTCCGCGGCGCCACCGCCGACGTCGCCTACAACGCTGCCGCTTCGGCGCTACAGACCGCGCTGCAAGGGCTGTCCACCATCGGCTCCGGCAACGCCACCGTGGCCGGATCCAACGGCGGCCCGTACACCGTCACCTTCGCCGGCGCTCTGGCCTCCACCGCCGTCGACCAGCTCGACGCCATCGGAGCCACAGTGTCCACGACAACCGAAGGCGAAGCCGCCTACGGCATCAAGGGCCTGATCAACCAGTCCGGAGTCCAGACCGCGGAACTCGACGTCACCAACGCCGACAGCCTCTTGGACGCCATCGCCAAGGCATCCGCTGCGGAGGTCGTACCCAACCGGTGGTTCGTCAACGGCACCGACTTCATCGCGCTGCGCAAGCTGAAAGAGGCCACCGACTCCAAGAAGTACCTGCTGGAATCCGACGTCACCTCCGGGCCGACGTACCGGCTATTCGGCATCCCAGTCACGGTGACCAACAAGCTGAAGGTCGGCAAGGCAGTCCTGGCCGACACCAGCCAAATCGCCATCGCCCGCGATCTGGCCCCGTCGGTGACCATCCTCAGTGAGCGGTATGCCGACTATGACCAGATCGGCATCCGCGTGGTCACTCGCTACGACCTCGGCTTGCTGCACCCCGAGGCCGTCATTGTCCTGACCGACGCCTAATGACCAGCCCGGAGGTAGACGCCCTACTCGCGGGTGGAACCGAGGCCATCGTCCCGATCATCACGACGATGGCCAAGGCTTACACCCGCGGGAGGGGCTTCGACGGCAACCAGCCCAACGCGGAGATCGCCGCAGTCATCACCACCGCCTCCGCCCGCTTGGCCACTAACCCCGGCCAGCTGAGCCACACCGACACCGCCGGCCCCTTCGGCCAGACCGTCAACGGTGGATTCAGCGGCTGGACGCTGGCCGAGCAGTTCGTCCTCAACCGGTACCGGGCACGGGCGATGTAGACCCGGCGGCCGGGACAGGGCGTCAAACCGACTTGGTTCCTTTCCCGGCAAGAACCGCCACGATGGGCTTGTAGCTGGGCCCTAGCGGGTATCTGCGCCCATCTCGGCCGCCGCCCCCCACAAATGGACACCGTTTGGACACAAAATACCCGAACCTAGACTTAACTGAACTGAACCGCACTGATGTTTTTCAGCAGCTCAAAGCTCTATCAGGGCATTGACCTGGTAGCTGAATAGGGTTCAAATCCCTCCGCCACCGCCAAGACATCGGAATAGTCCGAACCCTCGTTTAGGGTTCGGGCTTTTTCTTTGGGCGGCCGGTGGGGGTGCCGCGGGGTTGGTAGTCCCTGGTGGGGTCGAGGGTTAGCTGGCGGAGGAGTATCGGGTCGGGCTGGTGCGCGGCCGGCGCGAGCACGGCTGGAAAGTGGCCTCCCCTTCGAGTCGATAGCGGGCGACCAGCTTCGAGATCCACCCCTGAGACACCCCGTACTCGCGGGCCACCTCCGATTGGCTACGACCCTCAACAACGACGGCAGTGATGACCAGGAGGGCTTTCGACACCCGCTGACGCTGAACGGATCAACCTATTCCGATGTCGTGAGACACGCTATTCCTATGTCCTGAAACCACACACCTCCGCCACCGCCACAGCCATCTGGCTGCAAGCCGACCCCGGTGTCTAACCCCGGTCAGCCGGCGTTGGTGGTCGAACCGCACCTAAACTCCGCAACCTGCGAACCGCACGCCGAACGATCAGCGACCCTTGAGACGAATTCGTCGCACCCGAGACGATTTATCGTATTTAGCTACTACTTCATCTTGGAATCAATCGAATCATCTCGGCCAAGACATTAATTACTTACAGGATCCTTTGGTAGATAAGCGTTGTTCCGCGCTTTCAGTAAGACACTGGTCGCTCATCTGAGACAGCAGGGGTGTAGCCGCGCTACACCAATGTCTAGCAGGCAAAACGATTGTTTGTGATTTATGTCGCAAATAGAAACCGATGAGTATCGTGCGCCTCGAGGCCCATTTGCCGCCGAGGCCTTCATATTTAACCGCGATTAAGGGGTGCTGCCGTGTCTTTTGTCTTTGCTTCTGCGGATTATCTTGGCGCTGCTGCTGGGGATTTGGCCGCGCTCGGCGCGGATCTGAGGCAGGCCAACCTGGCGGCGCTCGGAGCGACGGCTGAGTTGATGCCGGCGGCTGCTGATGAGGTCTCGGCGGCGATCGCGGAACTGTTTGGTGCTCTAGGCCGGGAGTACCAGCTGGTGGGTACGCGGGTGGCTCTCTTTCATGACGATTTCGTGCGGACGCTGGGCGCGAGTGCGGGCGGTTATGGGCTGGCCGAGGCGGCCAACGTGGGGCCGTTGCAGGCGGTGGAGCAGCAGGTGTTGGGGGTGATCAATGCTCCGACGATGGCATTCCTGGGTCGGCCGTTGGTCGGCAACGGCGTGGATGGGGCGGCGGGCACGGGGCAGGCTGGTGGTGCCGGTGGGTTGTTGTGGGGTAACGGCGGCAACGGCGGATCTGGAGCCGTCGGTCTGAACGGTGGCGCCGGTGGGGCTGCCGGTTTGATTGGTAATGGC